GTAATCCTAAGACTGCAAAGTATGTGCAGGATATGATGGGGAGGCTTGGAGCTACGCCTGCGGCTGCGAATGATGTAACAGCTATTCCAGCGAACGATACTACCTTACCCATTAACGGCAAAACCGGCGTCCCCGCGCTCGATTTAATCGACGCCCAGCAACGATTCCACGTTCTCGCAATGGCCCGTGAAGAATTTCGCCGTCGCGACACCCAGGACAAAACTGACGTAGAAGTTCGCCACCAAAACTCTCTCGCGCAAGCAGATGCAGGTGTGGCCGTCACCAACCCACCTACACATGATGACTACATTCGCGCCTGGGGCCCGAATATTGGTCCACAGAAAGAAGAAGAACTCAACGCACAGAAGCGTCTCGGAACCTTTAAAAAGAGTATGAACACTCTTCCTGATGCACAGATTGCAGCACAGGTTGCTGCACTGAAGCCCAAGAACCCAGATACTTTCGCCGTGGACTCAAAGGCGTATGCCGAGGCACAGCAGGCCGCATCACAAATAATTTCTGCAAGGCAGACGGATGCCGCTGGCTACGTGATCGGAAACTATCCCGGCGTGAAGGAAGCTTGGCAGGGCGCGAATGATCCTAACAGCCGGCAAAAGGCGTATACCGCGATGAATACTGCGTATACAAATCTCGGTACACCAGCCATCGACCGTAAGCCGATGACGAAAGAGCAGGCCGCGAACATGAAAGAGCAGTTCGAAATCATGCCGGATGCGCAAAAGCTGGCGACTATTCGAAGCTGGCAAAATGAAATGGGGCCGCTCTTTCCTCAAGGTATGCGACAGCTTTCAGACTCTGGCCTCGGAGTGGAGACGTACCTTGCGGATACGATGAAGACAACTCCAAGCTATGCTGGTACTGCGGTGAGAGTTCTGCAGGGACTGCGGATTATGAAAGAAAATCCCGCACTCATGCCCGATGAAAAAATATTCAACAACGTCTTCGCTTCAACCATTAATCCGCAAACTCAAGTTAAAATCGCACCAGCTGATATGGGCGCGGTAAAGAAAGCGGCGCTTGCCCTTTATGTAGCTGATGGTGGGCAGCCCGGTGGAGTTCCGGATGCGGGTTATCTTCGCCAGGCCCTCGGCGGTGATAAGAATAATTCCGATACTGGTTGGATGAATGGCGGGCTTGGGTTCCAGACGATTTTGCCTGCTGGCGTGACCGGCCATCTCTTTACAAACTGGAAGAATGGGTTGACTGGTAATGACTTGCTTCATCTTGGTGGCGGAGATTACCCCCGGTACGGTTCGGGTGTTTATGCACCAGCAGCAGCGATCGTGAATAACGGTGTCTTTGTAAAGCGTGCGCCTGATCGCTACGAAATCCACATGATGCCAGACGGCGGCACCCTCCGTAATAAAGACGGCTCCCCGTACATCATGGTAATCACTCCCGATCAGGTAAGGAAGCATTTCTAATGTGGCAGGATCCTTACGATTTATCTCTTGGAGTAGACTCGCCGGCGGCCGCTGAGCCTGCAGGGCCGACGAATTTGTGGCAGGATTTTAAGCATAGCTTTCAATCAACCTTTAACTACAATGAGCTTGATTCTTCCACGGCATTTACATCTGAACTTTACGATCGTATCTACGAAAACGATCAGCGCATAGCTCAGATGATGCCAAACTATAGGCCACCGATTAGCGAAGTGACTCCCGAAGATCTTATGGTTATGTCCTCACAGTTCACTGACCAGGACATGACTCCAGCTTACGTAACGCAGGCACAACGTTCGGCAGCGCTCGCGAAGTATAAAATCTACGAAGCGAACATGGAGGAACTTCAAAAGAAGTTTCCGGCCGAGGTCCGAACCTTTTCGGATATGTTTAATGATGTGAAAGCTGCGCGGGAGAAAGCATTTCAAGATGTGCAAAGTGCGAGCCAGGGTTCCGGGTTTGCTGGAACCGTCGGCGGATTTTTTGGCGGGGCCGCCTCGCAGTTTGATGCTACCCGTAATCCCTTGCAGTTTGCGAGCCTTTTTGCTGGTGGTTTCGGAAAGGCTGCAGCTACGCGAATTGCAACCGAGGCCGGAGTATTTGGTACAGGGCAAGTAGTGCAGGACGCACTTTTCACGCAACCTGCGAGGCAGGCATTTAATGAACCTAACGTGAACTACGTCGAAGATTTTGCCACGGCCGCGCTTTTCGGTGGGCTGTTCCGCGGAGTTCATGAAGGAGCAGCGCCAGCATTTCGCGCACTGGAAGATAAGATAGCGCCGGGACGTGGATTTGCGAGGGCGCTCGAGGAAGATGTGCGCGCTTGGCATCCAACAGAGGACTCATTTAATTTAGATAATCCTACGGGACGAGCGGGCGCCGCGATCTTTTCTCACGACGAGGCCTTGCGCGCTGAGAACCCCTACGGAAACTCCGATGAAGGAATGGCTCGGTTTGTTCGTGATCTGGATCAGATAGATCAAAGTTATACGACCGGTGAACCTCCTGTTGATCCTAACCCGAGAGTACCTGGAGATATTCGAACCGCGACGGTCGATCGTAGTTTACTTCAAATTGAAGCGCCCGAAGTTTTTCAGCGACTAACTTCGGCCGAGGCTAAGCTCGACGAAGCTACGGGAGTGGCGAAGACTATCTCAGACTCAATCGATAATCGAAGTGTTGGAGATATCGCGGCGCACTTTCTTGATAAAGATACGTCGAATCTTATCAAGTCGCTGGAAAGCGATATGAATGATGTGAAGGCTAGACAAGAAGTTCGGGCCGCCGCTGAAAAACAATTAAATACAATCGTAGAGTCCATCGGCCCCGATCGTTTTATTCAGGCTGCGAATGATTCACTTATCAAACCAAAGTTTGAATTACGGACTGCGCGTGGAGCGGAGAAGGCCGCGAGGCAGGAGTTCAATGCGGCAGCTCGAGATGCGTTTGATGAACTGGACCGGATTAAGTCTCGGAAAGAAGCGGCCGCGCTAGTGGAACATGCGAAGGCGGTAGAGGCTGCAAAGCCAGTAACTGTCAACGATAGTCCCGCCCCACTTACTCGTGAAAGTACTGAGGCTGCTGTGAAGTCTACAGAAGTAGTGAATGATGAGTTGCCAAAGATAGTCGAAAGTAGTGCTGAAAAGGAAAAGACGGCTCTTGCTGAACCCGCCGAAGGCGAGCCTAAACCTATTACTTTCTCCTTACCAAACGGCGACGAAGTTCACCTCGACTTCAAAATCGACGACGAAGGAACTCCCCGAACCGTTCGTGAACTTCTTTCATCACTGCAAGATGAAGATGCCATGCTCGCTGCTATGAAGGTTTGCACGCTATGAGTTTTCTTGATTGCATTAAATCGGCGGTTGAAGCTGGATCGATTAAACCCGAGAAGGGCGTGCAGGCGCAAGCTGAATGGCAGGCGGCGTATGATAAAGCTATCGCAGATGGGCTGTCGGAAGATGGCGCGCACGCAGCAGCCGGCATCGCCGCCGTGGATACGGTGACGAAATCTACTGGCGACAAGCGCTGGCAGAAAATCAATACCATTGAAAAGCAGCATCGGCTTTATCGCCGGTTGGAGAATATGAAGGATATCCGGAAGGAATCCTACGATGTAATGCGCGATGTGAATATTGCTCAAGATCGTAACCTGGGCGTAGCTATGTCGCATATCGATGCGTTGCTAGATAAGTACGGTACGAAAGGGCTTGGCTGGCGGTCGATTAAGAACCTTGACAACGTAGTCGAAGAAGCCTACGCTCCCGGTTCCACTAAAGATAAAGCCGCCGAGTCCATGGCGAAATCTGTAAAGGATCTTTTCGAATGGCTGAATAAGCGCGCGAATATGGAAGGGGCTTCAATCCATACGAATGAACTATGGCGACTGCCACAACGGTTTGACCGCCTAAAGGTTCGACAATTTACGCGCGAAGAGTTCGCGGCCCGGATGGAGTCACTTGGTGACTGGGACGTTATTAAGTATAATGGTAAGCTAGTTCCAGAAGCTAATCGTCGTGAAGTGCTCATGCACATGTACGATAACATTCGGGGAGATGGGCCGAAGATTGAACCGGGTCAATCAAAGGGTTCCGCGAACATCGCTACGAGGCTTAACGAGCAACGTTTCTTTTACTATAAAGATGCTAAGTCCTATCTCGCCTCGATGAAGGACTTTGGGGCCGGGAATGTTTACGACCAGATCCTGGGCACGATCCACATTATGTCGCGAGATATCGCGATGATGGAGACGTTCGGTCCTAACTCGCAATCTGGCTTTAACTTCATGAAGCGAATGGTGGAGGATCAGGGGCGGACGTTGGAACTGGCCTCGGATGGGAGTAAGCGAAAGAGTGTTATTAAGACGCGGAATGAAACGCTTTCGGCTCTTGATGATCAGTATAAGTTGTTAGCTGGTCACGTAGTGGGACCCGAGGAAAATCTTCCAGCGCTGTATGCGAATAATGCTATGGGATTTGTGAAAGCGCCTTTGCTTTCCGGGGTGCTTCTCGCGTCCTTTCCAGATATCGCAGCGGTGAAGTCGCTGAGCCATGCGGTTGCGGGATTGCCGACAACAGGTTTCATGCGGAGTTACGTAAAGAACTTCTTGCTCAATCCGAAGGATTTTCGCCAGTCCGCCATTCGCTCTGGCCTTATCGCGCATAACCTCATCTCCATGTCACATACCTACGCAAAGTTTCATGGACCACTGGAGGGGAGTAAGTGGGTTCAGCATTGGGCCGATTTTCATTCACGGATCGGCTTGGCAACGCATCATAACCAGGTGGTGCAGAATGCCTACGGTATGGAGGCGATGGGGGAATTTGCGGAGCAAGCCAAGAAGAAGTTTGACGATACTCCGTTCTCAACTCAGATGGCGGCGAGAGGTATTACTGAAGCTGATTGGGACCATTTCCGCGCACAGGCCATTCATGATCCCGGCGGCTTTCATCAGCTTCGGCCGATTGATCTCATCAACTCTATTGAAGGGGACGCTAAGCATAATATTAGGGTAGGTGAGAAGTTCCAAGATTACCTTATCTGGGCCACGCATCAGTCTTTCCCAAATCCTGATGTGGTTATTCGTCAAATGCGAGGTGATGCCAATTCACCGGCGACTGTAGCTGGTGTTGCCCTTCGGGGTATTATGACCTTTCGAAGTTATCCGCTGACGATCATGACAAATCAGCTTGGGGCCATCGCACGCCTTCCAACGTCTGGTTCGTCTATTAAAGCTTTTGCGAAATTCGCTTTGATGATGACTCTCTTTGGTGCAGCTTCGATGCAAATGAAAGCATTGAAGGATGGGAAGGATTTGTATGATCCCACTGATCCGACATTCTGGGCGGCGTCAATTGCCAATGGCGGTAGCTTCGGTCTTGCCGGTGACATGATTTATAACTCAATTAAGGGCGGTAGCCTTTCAAAAGCTATTGCCACACCTTACGGCCAAGCCCTGGACGCAACCGTCCGCCCGCTTGGTGATCTCTTCCAGTCAGCTAAAAACAAATTCGGTATCGGCCAGTTTAAAGAAACTCACGCCACTCGCGATGCAGTGAAACTTGCAGCGACATATGGTCCCCAGACGTGGTGGCTTAAGCTCTTGATGGAACGGTATTTTTATGATACCATCCTTCAAAGCGGCGACCCCGCCGCGTTCGCGGAAAAACAGCGTCGAGTAATTCAACAGTCACAAGACACTGGTCAGCAAATGTGGTGGGCGCCTGGGCAAGCGCCGAGGGCTCCACAAGTAAGTCACAAGCCGAGTTAAGTATGGCTTTGGGAAGTCGTGCACACAACCATATCCCACTCAAGGATTAACTCATGACTGTAGCTACCCCCGTTTCTTCTGTGGTCCATATAGGTAATGGGGTAAGTGTAAACTTTCCCTATTCATTTCGTATCCCCGATCCAGATTATGTGAAGATTTCTATTCGAGATAAAGCTACGCATCTGGTTACGAAAGTGCTAGACGTTACAGAGTATACGATCACGGGTACGACGTGGACTAACTATGCGGGCGGGATTGTTACGTACTCTCCAGCGATTACCGCGGATCAAGAGATTGTGATTGAGCGGATTGTAACCGTAGATCAGCAACTGGATATTAATAATCAAGGCGGTTTCTACGCGGATTCAATCGAGCAAGCTTTTGATAAGCTAACGATGATTGATCAGGAACATGCTTCGGATTTGGCTCGTGCAATCGTAGCACCCGTTGGTGAAACCGTTCCAGATCTTCCTTCATTAAATACCGCGGATGGTAAGGTTCTTGGATACTCTGATGGTGGATTTGTTTGGGTAGCGAATGATGCAGCTGCAGTAGCCGCTGATGTGTTGGCCGCGCAACTTGCTGCTACAGCGGCCGCAGCATCAGAAACACAGACGGGGCTAGATGTAGCTGCGATTGAAACTTTGTTTTCAGTCCTGCCAGTTCGATATAATAAATTAGTAGATACAACGAGGACTGCAACGACGACACTTGTCGCTGATCCTGATCTTCAAATTCCCCTTGCGGCTAACTCCCTTACAAATATCAAGGGGGAAATTCGCTATACAACCACGGATGCTGGCGATTTCAAATATCGCCACACCGGACCGGCGGCCCCGACTCGTGTACGAGTTGATCGGCGCGCAATCGCCCCTGGTGCTACTGCAGACAGTGGAATCGCAATTGATACTGCGTTTAGCGCAGGTGACGTAGTTATAGATGGGGGCACCGGTTCAGGTGTAATTAAGATTGACGCCTTTGTTCAGAATGGCGCGAACGCAGGGTCATTCGGGATTTCTTGGGCACAAAATACTTCGGATGCAGGTAATACAATAGTTGAAGCCGGAAGTTATTTGGAAAAGGCCATTGTACCTGCGGCACTAATTGTGGCGTTTGATGACGCGACTATCGCGAAACTGGGTGAATGGCCACATATTATTTACGGTGGGCGCAATGCAGCTTTTGGCAGTGGAGATGCATCTTCTTATGTTGAGTTTATAGCCACGGGTTATAAGCTTACAGCGATCATGTATGGCAATGGAAATAACTGTACGCTTACTATTGACGGTACGCCAAGCGTGCTGACGCCGCCAGCAGGTTGGAATGTAGTTACGTTGTTTGATGGACTGGCAGATAGTGCGCACCGAGTGAAATTACAGGCTGCATCGGGCGCGAGCCTTGCATGTGCTTTTGATGTAGTAGATACGTTTAGTCTTTCTAGCCGTGTCTCTCCATCGATTACTCATCCAACAGATATTTCAAATTACTGGATGTTTGAGATCGCGCCTTTCTCTACCTATGGTAGACTTGATTCTCTTCCGAACTACGGTGGCGGCTTTGGCTTCTACAGTCATCCATTCTCGTGGGGCAAGGGAACAGGTTTTGGTATTCGGTTCAAGTCCACGACTACGCAGATTCAGATATTTGCATATGGTTATACTGGTCAACAGTTTGTAGTAATTCAAGATGGCCTCGACGTTGGCGCGCCCGTCGCTATTCCAGCTGATGGCCTTTGGGGATTGCGTACCCTTGCTACGGGATTGAGCGGCGCGCACGAATACGAAATCATCCAAACAGAAGCTAACTCCCTTTGTACAGTGCTTGCCGTGCTTGCAGATACTGTAGATGCAACAGCGCACGCTGTTCGTGATCTTGATGTCTGGTATGGAGATAGTATTGTAGTCGAAAGTATCTTGACAGATGCAAGGCAAGGTGATGCGTTTATCGTAGCCCATGCCGGCGGGCGTCATGTATACCGAGCTGGTAATGGCGGACAAAAGGCATCTACCTTTGGTCGGGATAACACCGCACAGGTTACCGGACTTTCACAACAACCAGTAAAAATCTTTGAATGCTTTGGCGTGAATGATATGCAGCTTGGTGTATCGATTCCAACATTCCAAGCCGATGTGCAAACTATGCTGGTAAATCTTCGGGCGGGTTGCCCATCGGCTAAAATTTACTGTTGTGGAATTCTTGATGTTAATCCAACTGTTTCAAATTCCGCACAACGTTCAGCGTATAATGCTGCCAAGGCCGCGGCTGTGGCTGCAATCGGCGATCCCAATATAGTCTATATAAATCGCGATGGTTGGATTAACTACGCCACCGATACTTACGACGGCCTCCACCCGAACGCTGCCGGGTATGCAAAAATGGGTGCAGCTCAACTCTTGGTAATGTAAGGAGAATAAAATGCGTAAAGATCATTTTGATAAATTTGCAAAAGTTGCTGATGCACTGGATGATTTGGATCAAGATAGTCGGGCAACGAAAGTTCTCCGTACTCGTATTCACAATGCACTTGATAGCTTTTCGCATGTATTCACGGAAGAACAGTTCACCGCATTGGGCGGTGACGTGCCGAAAACTGAATAATGCTAATTGTACTTTTCTCTTTATCGCTAGTTCTCTTTGCGCTATGGTTAACCTGGCCTGAAGAGAACATGCGATGGATAGCGTTTACACTTCTAGCAAGTATAACTATATCTAATATCGTACACTTTTATAGTAATCCAAATAACATTCCCGGCGCATATACCATGACTGAAATGTTTGTGGCAACTGCAGCTTACGTGACTTGGGAATATCACAGATCACGATGGCAAATTATTTTGGGATTTTTAACCGCGATTTCAATTACTGCAAATATAGCACGGGCAAGTATTGCTCAACCAGATCGGATGCAAATTAACTTGCATGAAGGTATAACTAATATTATATTTATTCTAGAATGTCTTACCACAATTGGCATGGGAATAAATTATGGTATTAGAACTGGCCATTTCAGTAAGTGGCCTGGTCTTCGTCATGAGACTTCTCAATCGAATGGTCAAGGGAGTTGGAAAGCGTGACAACCGATCCAATTGAGTTCATTCGCGGTTGGATTAGTACAGGCGCGCTCGTTACAATTACTGGCTTTGCGGCTAGATTATTTGTTCAAAATCGCAAGCTTCGTATGCAAGAAAAGGTGGAAGACCGCCAAGGTTTTGGGGTATTGATTGAAGCGCTGTCGAAAGAGGTTGCTGCGCTTCGTGATGAGAATAGCGCACTGCGCAGAGAAGTCCGCGAACTCCATGGGTTGATTGACGGCATGTCCAGGGGCGATCTTCAAGTACGAACAAGTGCACAAATTTTAGAAATGCGTTCTATACCTCCAGCAACAGCCGCCGTTTTAGATCGGCTTGAAGGGAAATCGGAATGATACATAGTGATGCCGCAAGAGATCTGATTGCAAATTTCGAAGGTCGGCGCGCGCAAGCTTATCCCGATCCAGCGACGGGTGGTGAGCCCTGGACGATCGGCGTCGGCCATACCGGACCCGAGGTTCATAAAGGACTTATCTGGACGGATGCGCAAATCGACGCTGCGCTCGACACTGATCTTAAACGCTTCGATGAGGGCGTGACGAAACTAATTGGAAACGCACCGACAACGCAGCATCAGTTTGATGCAATGGTTTCATTTGCGTTTAATCTCGGGCTTGGTAATCTCGGTAAATCAACCTTGCTTACGGATCATAAAGCGGGTAACTATAAAAACGCTGCAATTGAATTTGCCCGATGGAATCGGGCAGGCGGTAAGCCGATGGCTGGATTGACTAGGAGGCGCGCGGCCGAAGCTGCGTTGTACGCGTCATGACCGAGCGCGAAAACCTCATTGCCTTTCTTGCAATAATTATTGCACTTGTAGTTCTATCCGCGCTCGGGGCCTTCACCGGTAAGCCCGCAGATCTCGCAATTATGACCGGACTTATCGGAGTGCTCGGAACATTTCGGCCGAAGCAACCTACTGGAACTACAAGCACCGGTGACGTAAATGTTAACACGAAGGAGACTGATAAATGAAACGAATTATTCTAATTGCGTTGGCATTATCCGCCTGCACCCCGATGGCAGATATCGTTGGTAATAATGGTACAGCTATTTCGAATGCAGCTGACAAGACGACGCTGGATGAACAACTTGGCATTGATGCTACTGCTGGGTATACGGCGGCCTCGAAGCTTGGTTATGTTCTTGCTAAGAATGGCCTGATTGATAAGGCTAAATTCAAGGATTACGATAACAAAGGCTATGCCGCAGTTCAGGTAATTCATGATGCCTATGAAACTGGTAATGCCCAGAATTACATAGCGGCAATAGCAAAAGCTAAAAAGGCCCGCGACGATATCGCTGCCCTCGTTCCAGCAAAGGTGAAGTAAAATGACTCTTGAACAAATTATCGCAACGGCAACCTCGATTGGTTCGGATTTGCCGGCTTATAAACAGTTGTTTGACCTTGTAGTAGCGGGTCACTCGGAAACAGATCAAACTAAGCTTCGCGAATCATATGCAGAGGCGCTGGCGGCCGCAGATCAGGCTCACGCTCAGGCGCAGTCTCTTTAAGGAATATAAAATGAAGAAATTTTTGCTAATCTTTGCGCTGCTATTTCCCGTCGTAGCAAGTGCTCAGCAACTTCCGGCAAGTGGCGGGCGTACTCAGGGGATGCCAGATGGATACGGTGATCTTGTTCAAGTAAATTGTAAAACGGGTTGTTCGGCATCTGGCCCAAGTTCTTCACAATTGCCTGCAACTCTTGGCCCTAAAACTGGAGCAGCTAGTCTTTCAGTTGTTCCTAGTACAGATACTCCGTTTTCAGTTCTCGGTACGAAACTTAATGACGGTACCCAGTCATCTGCAGGCGGCACACATCTCACGATGGGCGGTATTGATACTGGCACCAATGTTTATCGTCCATTACTAGTTGATAGTACTGGTCGAGCGAGTGTGGTTGGAACGCAATTTCCATCATCACTTGGCGGCAAGACGGGTGCAACAAGTCTTTCTGTCGTGCCGAATACCGACACAGCATTCCCGGCCAGCCAAAGCGGCACCTGGACGGTCCAGCCGGGCAACACGGCTAATACAACTGCCTGGAAAGTCGATGGGTCCGCCGTAACCCAGCCGATCTCGCAGGCGACGGCGAGCAATCTTAATGCTCAGGTAGTTGGCTCGACCGCGGCGGGTGCGACATACGCAGGCAAACCGCTTAACACCGGCTGTTATGGTTCGAGCACTGCGCCGACTGCGGTGACTAATGGTCAGATGCAAAATGACTGGTGCTTTCTCAACGGACAGCGACCGATAACCCTCGTCAGCAGCGGCGGGACGATCTTCACGTCGCCCTCCGACGCGACCGATGGCCAGACGGCGGGTAACATCGCACTTCTCACTACGGCCCGTTGTACGGTCTATAACGGAACGACGTGGAATCTCTGCCGGGGTGATGCGAACGGCATCAATACGCAACTCGCCGCGACAGCTTCGCGCTGGCAGTATGCGGCGGCGACAGGCGGCATCAGCAACACCACTACAGCGGTAACGGTCTGTCCGGCGCAAGGCGCTGGCGTTCGTTGTTATATGACCAGTCTTCAACTTGACGCGACTGCGCTTGGTACTGCAACTGAAGTGGCGGTTCGTGATGGCGCATCTGGTACTGTTATCTGGCGCGGGTATATTGGGACGGCTGGTGTTTCTAATGATAACATCGTGTTTCCGATACCACTAAAAGGTACTGCTAACACGTTAATGGAAGTAGTAACATTAACTGCAACGGTTACTGGCGCTGTCTACCTAAACGCACAAGGTTTTTCAGGGAATTAAATTATGGAAAAGATACAGCCGATTGAAAATTCATCAACTGATGCTTATGATATTTATCTTATACGAGTAGATAATAATACTCTTGAGGAGATAGAACGGTTAAAAGTATGGACTTGGCGAGACCTTGAGGGAGTTGGTACACTCGGGGGCCTACAAATGGCTTTAAATTATACTACCAGTTATATTGCTCAATCTAATGGCGATAAACTTGATATTATTAGAATCCGAAATGATCCTTACACAGAAGTACACATTATACCAGATACATTAGTTGATACAATTGATGTATCAGATGAAGGAGATATTCAACTTACTGATATTTTACAGCAATATAAAAATAATACTCACTATATTGCTGAACAAACAGCATAATTAAACCATCTTACTTTTCGGCACATACCCAATCCCACCTTCTGCAAATTTCTTTTCAATGAGTTTCGCCCGTTCCATAACGTCGATAATTCTCGCGACGTTGTGGGCGGGCGTTCTTTCCTGGAGGAAGTGGAAGAGACGGTGCTCGAGGACCGGGTTTTTATTCTTGTCCTTGATGAAGATTTCATAGATGAAGTGATAGGCCTCCTCGATAACTTTACCGTCGCCACCTGTTTTCATAGCTTTGAAGATATCTGGGATCGCGTGTTCCATTTCAGCGAGCCAATCGAGGGCTTCGGCGAAGTGGTCCAAGGTTATTTCGTAACCGGAACCCGAGGCCACGCAGGCGATCTGACAAAGTTTTAAAAGATGTGCTGGGCGGCGGGTAAGGTAGTCCGCAAGCTTTGGATGCGATGGCTGGGGGGCGCCGCCACTTCGTGCCCAGGCGTTAATCGCTTCTTTTACTTCATCAGTTGGAATGAGTTCCCCTACCATCTGATTCACCGACTTCAAATCATCGACAAGGTTATTCCATAACTTACTGTCGAACTCAAACTCTGCAAACATATCTGTAAAGTCAGCGGCCCCGGAGTACACCATAAGGACTCGAGCCATGAAGCCATGTTCCCAGGCACCTTCGGGGAGGAAGCCATTTAGGTAAGTCGGGGTTGTGGCCGAGAACATATTCAGCTGCGCCGACGGAATATTAATGTTGATTTTGTTCGTTCGCCGAGTCTCGGAGTAGTTCTTACAATCCCAAAGATCCGTCAGGGTGTTCATAAACTCCCCGTCGTAAGCTGGGAGAAATACGCCAAGCTCATTGACTACGATGGATAAGGAGTTGAATGAAAAGATCGGAGGTGTCGCCATTGGCCGAATGATCTTTCGCTCGGCGCCGTCGAGTGCATCTATCAGCGAAGCCTTTGTAACTGACGTAGGGGCAAGGTGAACGTTCGCGTTCTCCGCTAATTCTCGAAGTAACTCGTAAACCGTATTGGTCGCGAGAGACTTTCCGGTCCCGGCTTTACCCACCAGTACTACGTACATGTTCGGGAAGAGCTTTCCCTTCGCAGTTCGCAGCCAAACCTTGCGCTCGACTGCAGCAGCCAGCGTATATATCGCGGCCCACTTGCGCCAAAGCACTGGCGATCCTTTACCCTCGGTATAGCTAATAAAGCCGTCCACCCAGTTAGCTAGGTGGCGGCCCTTTGCCTCTGCGAGTTTAACGACGGTCATAAGAGAACTTGAAGGGAGAGTTTCCTTTGTGGTTTGCGAGACCGCTGGTCTCCGCCTTTATATTTCTTGAGGCCTTCGGGATTTCCATCACTATAATTTCCCCAGTTCCAGCCAGTCTTGGCCTCGGTTGGGACGGAAAACTCACGTCCCTTTTTAAGTATGATAGTGGAGCGGAGAGTCTCCAGCGCCCACGGTACGATTTCATCTTCGAGTTCTTCGGGGTATTGGAATAGAATGGAGTCGTGGACTTGGATTAAAAGTTGTACGCGGTTCGCGCGCCAAAGGGCTAGGATGCCTGTGTTGATTTCATCGCCGGTCATGGACTGGGGGGAATATGCGATTGCTTTTCTGTGAGTGGCTGCGTCGGTGGGGCGGCCGAAGAAGAAGCGACGGCGGCCGTAGAGGGTGGTTAGGGGTTGGAAGTTTTTTATCTGAGAAATGGTTGCGGTGTGCCAGGCGGGAATGCAGGGGAAGGCGGAGAAATAATTTTCGTGAAAGGTTTTTACAGTTGAGATAGGAAGCTTAGCGTGCTTTGCCATCGTCGGGGGAGTGCCAAGGTAGTTCGATCCATGCCCGAGTTTTTTAGTAAGGTCTCTGTAAGTGAGATGTCTGTAAGCAAGTTGATCAGCAATTTCTCGATCTGATCTTCCGGTATCCCAAGGAAGTATTGGATTAGACATTTTGCAGACTGTAGTGTGAAGATCGCCTCCCTCACAGACATCGAGATATTTTCCTGCATCTTTCTCACTCCAATCAGGGTTGTCGATAAATAAGTCCCAGCAAAGCGCCCCGACATTACGGGCATCAGCCTGCTCGAGATCGAGGTTGGCGAATTTCATTCCGGGGTCGGCGACGAAGACGCTCCGTAAACTCTCGGTTACGTTTTGGAGGTTAGTTCCTGTTCCGAAATCAGATACACTTGAAGACCACCGTCCGGTGTCAGTTCCTGCAATTGAAAAGTTACTCCGCATGCGGCCATCCGTATCGATTCCTGTTTCAAGAAATCCGATCGACTTACCGAGATCCCGGAGACATAGAAGGTGGTTGATAATGGGTTCAGCAATGAAGTTAACGGATAGTTTTTCAAGAGCCTCCCGGTCTGTAGTTGGGGCATACACTCCATTTGCATTCCTTTTCTTCTGAACTGGAAGTCCCATGACTCCATACAGTAATCTTCCAAGCTGCGCCGGCGATCGCCAGTTAACGCTCACGCCCACGCCTTCAAGAATGATCTGGTCAAGTTGACTTTCAAGCCGGGTAAGTTTCGCCCGCATTTCTTTCAGCGTCTTTGCCCGCGCTCGCTGATCAACCTTCACGCCGCGAAGCATCATTTCGAGGACTGGGGCCTGGAGGGCTTTGGAGAATTCGTAGGTTCGGCGAGCGTGGGTGCGGTTCTCGGGGCCGGCATCTAGATGGGGGAGCATATTTTCGTAGCAGTCAAGAGTGACTGCGGCGTCCAGCCCGTTGTAAACTAGATGCGCAATGTCTGGCGTCAACGACACAGGATCAAGGGTCTCGGTATGGATTACCTGCACGGAAAGTAATCCTCCCCTACGAAGGTGATGAATTTATTTGTAATCTCTGCTGCGTCGATCTCGGCCATGACTCCTTTGGAGTCCTGCCATCCATCTAACTTCAAAACCCAAAGTTCTTTGGCCGCGCTGAGCATCGCGAGATTATAAGTTTCCCAGAATTTAAATTCAGGTGGCATGGAATATTTTATGGCGAGCGCATGGCAATGAACGATGGGGGAGAAGATGGGGCGTTCGCGGGCGATGGCGCGGGCCACGAAACGCTCGGCGGCCTCGAAGCGGGCGGTCATGGTAGTGGGGTCTGAGTGGGTGTAGGGGGATGCGAGGTAGATCATTATTGATTTCCTAGAAATTGAATATGACCATCAGAACCCACTGGTAAAATTTCAATAGCTAGACCTTTCTCAACTTTAATCTGAAGGGCACGCATTTCAAAAAGTGCTAGCATCTCACGGGCTTTTTGAATAATTGATTCATTACCTGACCAAGGCTTTTCATTATCTAAAGTTAGAACACGATCAATTAAAGCCCGGATAACTTCTTGGCATGAAGTTCCTGGATATCCAGTACTATGAATAGCCGGGTCTTTGTAAAAAGTTAGTTCAGTCACACCTTCATTTTTAAGATTTGCGAGATGATATTTGTGACCTGATTCGATAACATGCATCTCATTCATCCTTCTTTAAAGTAGTAATCTTCCGCATGTGTTTCCAACTAGCCTCATCCGTGTAAATTGAAGCAAGAAAACCTAATCCTTTTTGCATTTCGGGTTGCATAGCGTGGTGCATGAGCATAGTATCTTCGATGGCGTTAGGGCAAATAATGCCGTATCTCCGCCAGAGATATTGGATATCATAGAGACCATTCTGAAAAAGGGATGGAAATTTACACCAGTCGGAAATATACTTCCATACGATTTTCTCATCGGCCGCACTCCAAAATGATCTGCCTTCTGCCGACACAATCGGCACCACGATAGCTACATCAGGCCTCGGCGAAAAACCAATACAAGTAATCTGCTCCAGCTTCGTCTCAATATCAATTGAAACCAGCTTTGGTTTATAAAGGTACCGGGTCTCCGCCCATGATAAATCCGCGAGCGTCTCGACAATATGGATCTCCCGTTTCGGCCGGCGAAATTCCTTATATACACTTTCGCGCTTGGCTTTGTCAAGGTCGGCGATGACTACTGGACGGAGTTCCCACTGGCGACTTATAGCTGAAGGTGAATATGTAGGAAGAAGTTTAATCCCAGGAGTAAGACGAGAAGCAACGCAAATAGCGCCGCGAGAATTGCGAATGCCGGATGACCCCGTGAAGGCCCACGCGGCCGCCGCTCCAAGGGCGACGATGACATTGGGAGAAGCGGCGATGATTTCTTGGGTGAGTCTTTCCAGTTCACTTGCGTACTCCTTTAGTACGTATTTGCCTTTGAGAAGTTCGGGGGCGCCGGGGATGCCTAGGGTACGGGGGCCGCAAAGGTTCTTGATATCTGTAGATGGCTTTGGCCGGATATTGAAAACTGAAGTGACGAAACAATCACGACGGGATATACCTACCTGCGCAAGCATCCCATCGAGAACGTAGCCGGCAGAGCCAGAAAAAGGCCGGCCGGTTTCCTCATCTTCGACAGTCCAGGCCTCGCCGACGAGGGCGATGTCAGGCATTTAATGCTGCCCATCGAATTTCATCTAATTCACTTTCATCTACTGCAAGCAAGTGCATAAGCTCTTCATCTGTTCGTTCAGGATTTATCCGAAGAAGTTTAAGATACTGCTTAACTTCGCGTCGGCGATATTCTTCCTCATCCATAGTAAGCCTCCCAAGCTACGTTGAAAAAATTCACGTCCTTTTCGATACCGAGGATGGAATTCGCGCCGAGTGCTTCTGCAGCTTTAAGTGCATTCGCACTACCGCAGGTAGGATCAAGGAATACGGTGTATTCGTCTACGCAAAGGCGAAGAAAGTGTCGGAGCATTTCGACAGGCTTTTCGTTCATATGAAGGACTTTATCTCCACCTCGATATGCGTAGGCATTTGCGACGGGTCCTTGCCCATGTGACCCCGTTGCAAGCTGTCGATCACCGCGAGAGCAAAAGAATGCAGTTTCGTATATTCTACGGGGACCTCTTTTGGGATCTGGAAGGATACCTGTATTGTCGGATTTAAGCCAGATAAGGGGGAAGGGGTTGACCATCCAGCCAATTGAACTAAGGGCGTCCTTGGTGCGCTGATAGTAATCCAGCGAGAACCAGAAGATAAGGTGGGCTGACTCGGCGACGACATTTTCCATGCTCCTAGTAAGTGTCGCCAATAGCGACCAGTACACGTCTTCTCCATCTTCGTAAGTGCCGAACGCGCCGCCCGCCCCCTGATCGGAGTTATGCATTCCGACTCCGTAAGGAAAGTCACAGTGGATCATGTTGAATTTTGGGCCGGAATAATCGGCGGCCCACTCGGCGAAGTCAGCGTTGATAAGGGGCGGAAGTTTGGGGGCCGGGAGTTCTTCGGTTACGCCAGTGTCTACCGCAGTTTGTGCGATTGTCGCCGTGACCTGGGCAAGCGCGGATTCTTTACGACGGGAAAGCGCGCGCTCGGAAATTCCCTTGGCTACAGAAAATGCCGCGGCTTTAGCGACTTCCGGTTTTTCCATATTCCCGGCGACGAGTAGAACTTGGTTCACCCATTTGCGAGATAGGCCGGTGGCTTCGGCGGTTTTCTCCTGGGTCCATCCAGGTTCGTGATTGGAGTAAAGCTTATGAAGGCGGGCGATGGTTTTGACCTGATCCTGCCATGGAAGGTCTTCGCGCTTGATGTTCTCGTCGAGTTCGAGGATTTGCTTTTCGAACTCAGAAAGCGTGTCGAAAAGTTTTACCTCAATCTGGGTCCAGCCTAGCGCGCGGCAAGCCGTGAGACGGCGCTCGCCCGCGAGAAGGTTATCATCCTCGTCGATGACTATCGCGTTGATGAGACCGATGCGGGAGATGGAATCGGCGAGATCTTCGATGCCGGTAAGCTCGCGGCGCTGACGGCCCTCGCGATCTACGATGATGGAGTTGATGTCGCGGATCATGTGATTTTTACATCCTTAATAAATTGATAGCTGTCCTTAAAAATAGTTTGATCTGCCTTCATCCGCATCCAGGAAGTAACTTGCGCAAATTCACCATCATGCTCAGCTTTGAAACGCACAAGTGCAAGGTGAACGGCAAGAGAGATAATCTCCTGCATGTTCTTATATTCCTGCGGTGGAATGGCATCTTCATGAGTTTGCATTGCAGATTGTACTGCATAATCTCTGATGTATTTCATCATGAGTTCGGTGCGATCAGGACCGTATATCATCCGATCACCTCAAGTAAAGTGTCGAGGGACACCGGAAGAAATCCGAACTCACTCATCCCATTATTCATCTGCCGGCGACATGCTTGCAACATGGCTGTGTGATCGAAGAACTTGGCATCAGTTCGATCGGATGAGTAGGTGCCGGCGGCGGTGAACCAGCCGGAAAGTTTGGTGGACCAGAGGAGGTACATTATTCTTGCTCCTGATTAAACTGATTTAGCTTCTTGTCTAAGTGATCTTCATAAAGCCGAGCGTGTTCTGGATCGGATACAGGATCAAAGCCGCAATATCTGCAGACTTCTTCAGCCGGAGAAAAAATAGTTCCACAAGCTGGACAATCATCATAGTAAGATAACTTACTCATTCTTCTTCTCCTTACTAGAATACCGGGCCGCCGAGAGAGGATAGCGTTTTATGCATAGACCTAGCGGGTGTTGAGTTCGGAGTACCATACACCGATCCGCTAATTACCATCCCGATACTCAAGTAAGGAGGGGGCCGAAACCCCCTCCCGTTAATCTAACGGAGCCGTTTTTCCAATATTCGCGTGGAAAATATCTGCGTCATTCTTATCCTGCTTCCACACGATCGGGGCCAGGAACTGCTGGTTCACCGAGTTGTTGATGGCGACGTTTAGCGGTTCCGACTCGTCGGCGCACTTCACATGCTTCATGAGGAAGGTCTTGACGCGGTCGAGGGACTTATCGAACTCGACCTCATCTTCCTTGTTGAACATGAAGCGGACGCTTTGCATGATGTTGGAGATTTCCCCCTTGTAATCATCCATCTCCACGTCTTCCATAGCCTCAACGGCGCGGACTGGGAAGTTCAGGATATCCCACTTGCCGTCGGCCGAAGTCGTAGACTCGGGAAGCTTGGTAATGGTCCAGCGGTAAGTGCCGACTGGGGGAAGGGGAGGGCGTTCGATGTCTGCGAGTTTCTTAGAGGCGACATCTGCAAAATTAAGTGCCATGAGATTATTTCCTTGGGATTAATGATGGTTGAGTGATTGCTTTTTCATGCGACCAGCCTAATCTGATCCTGGATCGTAAAGTAGTTCTATGTACTTTGCATCTATTATCCTCCAGCCAATAAGTGAAAGGTTTAGTCTCGCCAAATGCAGTTAACATTTTGGTATTGTACCTATTGTTTGACTGTTCTCGACGGGATTTCCAACAACAATTATTTGGAGTATAATCTCCATCATTATCATTTCGCTCTAGTGTTAAAAGAGGACTGTAGCCATTAAGCTCGGCCCAAGCTTTAAACACCTGAAATTCATTCCATTCAGTGCAGATTTTAATTCCGCGCCCGCCATAATAGCTATATGTATCACGTCGAGGGTCATTACATCTCCGCCGCATATTATGCCAAATTTCATATAGTCTAGTATGACGTACATTCATTATCGTAGCTTTTCAAAAATTGTTGCGAGCCCGGTTTCGAGAGGAAGTTCCGCTTCAATTTCTGGATTCGGAATTTTTAAATCAATGATACCAGTTGGCATGGTTTTGATTTTACGTCTGGTATTTTTACCTGCGCCTGAGGTTTCAGCGAGAATAAGTGTATTGAAGTAACGAGGAATAACTGGTCCAAGTGCAGACCCAATAGCGTTAACATGGCCTTTATGGCTACCCTCAGTAACTTCCTTATAAGATACATGAGAAATTACTATAACATTCATTTTAAATTCAGCGCCAGTTATCATAGCAAGGACAGATTCCACAGCCTGCTGTGCCGTAAAATACCAATTCCGTCCATCTTTTGCAGTAGGATTCATGCCTTTGCTCCATTCAAAAGCAGCACGTCCAAAGGCACTAAGACTATCGAGAACAAAAATAGTTTGAGGGTCCTCTATTTGTCCCCATTCAGTGAGCTTATCTAGAGCATCTGTGAATGCTTTAGGTGAACCTTTAATAATGGGACCAGCTCGTGTTGATTTATATATGTCGCGATAAGTCTCATATTCTACATTACGTAATTTATCTGAACATTGTTTTTTCGCGTAGTTTATAAGACTATCAAGTCCATTGTCCATGTCAAGAATTTTGAATTTATAACCTGCTTCAAGCAATGATACAAGACTACCTGTCTTTCCTGTACTGCTATCACCTATATAAATTAGTTTCGTATAATCAGATGATTGATGTTCATCAAGTGTAGGCATCACCTAATCTCCAACGGGTTCATCGCCGTGCCTTGCACATAGTCGGCTTTCAAGAATTGTTCACGGACCTCAGGAGAGCGTGAACACGCCCGCCTGTACATGCATCCACCATAATTACTGCAAGCTGTTGGGTTCATGGGGAAATGGTTTTCCTTCGTCGCCGTTCGCGCGCGCTCGATATCCAGCATGGTGTTGTCGTACCATTCGTTAAGCTGGCTGGCGCTACGGAATGTGAATCCTCGCTCGAACCGGGTAAAGCCGACGGCGATTTGCGCTGCGTCGATCATTACTCCGTGGATCGGGATCGCGAGGCTAGCTTTGCCGAGGAAGGTGTACATACTCATCTGCGTATCGGGGGAATAGCCCTCGAAGTAGCGCTGAGAGATTGTGGACTTTGTGGTCTTTTGATCCTGAATATATGGGTTATGGGCGTACTCGACTACGCGGTCGAGGTGGCCGGTGAAGAGGAGGTCGTTGTCGACTGGGAGAATTATCGAATGCTCGACGGCGGCGGAGCCATCCGCGAGGATCACGGTCTTCGCTGCGTCGTCCGTGAAGTGGTCGAGATACCAGATGATGGAGCGGATAAGGTTAGGACGGTTCTTGGCAGAGTCGCAGGTTTCCCAAGGCCAGCCCGTATCGGGGATGGCCACACCCTCATCGTCCACCTCATAATCCCAGGTCACAATCATGGCATCGGCAACCACGTCTTCAATCGCGTTCTCGCGAGAGACTCCGTCGGCGATGGCTTTGTGAAAATTCTCGAGGGCCGACGCGTAATGCAGGCCGAACCGAAGATGCATGGATAGGCCCTCGACCTGCCATCCGTCGATCATAGTAAGTTTGTATTTGTAGAGGCATTCTTGGGTGAGTTTAATGGAGGTGGAATTCCATGCGTACTGGAGACCGTGCTCGTCAAAGGGGGATGGACTAGTCATTTAAAATTCCTTCACACACTAGTTCACTTTGCATAATTTCAATGAGTTCGATTGCGTGAGTTAAGAGTAATTTAGTTTTAAGTTCAACTGCATTAGTGTTATTCGCAAATAATTTTTGCATGTCTTCAAAGTCTTTAAGTTTTTGTGGCAGCTGTTTACACATCAAAGGCATAAATAATTCCTATAGCGAAATCTTCAGCTTACTTGCCAAATCACTAATTTGCTTCTGCTTCTCAGTCGGCGGCTTCGTGCTTCCAGCCTTAATGTTTCCTGCGTTGAAGGCATGGCGGGAGGCGCGCATGGTAGTGATGATCTGGGTAATGTCGGATTTGGTGAGGGAAAGGGGGTCGCGGGCGAAAAGTTCAGAGATGTCGGTCATCTTGTACCTCCACGGTTTTTAAGAGACGTTCCATTTGACCTGTTAAATAATCTAAATCTTTTAAGACTTTTTCAAGAGCTGAAGTTGCTGTTGCTATATCACTATTAAGTTCGGTGAATTCATTCATTTGATCTTGTGTCATAAATTCACTCCCACAGGGTTCGGTGCTTCTCCCCCTTCGTTTACCTTATCAAGGTAATTTCGGAGGAGCTTGCGGATGATGACGGCGGCCCCGATGTCGGGATAAAGGTCTTGAACCCGCTGGTAGTCGCCGGAGTAAAGAAGGAGGGTGTGTTTTTGAAGCTCACTTGCCATCATCGATCTCCGCATTGTCGATGAATTTTTCCATTCGATCAGTAATTTTAGATATATCATGAGCTGCCTGATCAATGACTCGACGTAATTTGTCAATATCTTTTATGAATGTTTCAACAACATTCAATTCTTTAGTTGTCATCGCCTGTCACCTTAACTATCCAGAGGTCCTCTCTGGGATTGAGTGGGGAGATTAGGAATGAAAGGGGGAGAAGCGCGGGGTCCTCCTTGCGGAGGGGGTAAAGCTTTTGCCTCAGCTTCTCCGGATCTTTCGAGGATACTATTACGCCGTAGGTAGAATGGAGGGCGGCGTAAAGGAGTTCGATGAGGGGCATTTAGTCCTCGTCGTCGAGTTGCTCGATATCAGCCTCGAACTCTTCGGCATCTTCATTTTCTTCGGGGAGTTCGATTGCAAGACTTGGCCGTAGAGAGTTTTGGAATGCTACAATCTCTGCCGTGAGTTCTTCACCCACATCGAGCGCCTGGGCGATTTCATAGTTATCCGTTTTCGGAATGAAGCCGAGGAACTCATCGTTGTAAACGCATTTCACTGCGTTGTGGTCGTAGGGATTTTCGGCGTCGCGCTCGAGAATGAGAATATCGCCGACGCGGAGGGACTTGATGATGTCTTTGGTTTCTTGAGGGCGGAAGTTGGCGCCGACCATGTCGCAGAGGATTTGCATAGCGGGAGTCCTTATTAAATATTAGAGACATGGGTCGGATTTGCACCAACTACCTCCGCCAAACTCCGTAGTAAACTACGTCCGACTGCGACGGAGCCCTTGTCGGGCCGGGGCTTAGCTCTACTAAGCTGCCATGTCATATTAAAAAAGGTGAACCCCGACGGCCAGGGGAGGAAATCCGCCGGGGTTCTAGCCAGAGCAAAAGGGCGGGATGCTCTGGCTAACTGTGGCCCCCTCGACCCGGAGTACCTGACAGTCGAGGGGACCTAGCGCGACGAGGATTGGCAACACATCTCATATCCAAAATGTAGTGCTACCAGCATTCGCGCTATCTCTTAAAGCTGAACGCCGCCCGCGCTTTCCAGCAACGCTGCCGACTTCTTCTGCTTATCGGCTACGTTCTTGGTCGCGACCTTGAGAACATCGGGGAGGGCGGAGATGCGGTCGATCTCGCCGTCGATCTTCTCGCTCCAAGATTCCTCGGTTTCGCCTTCGGGCGCCACGGTGAGCTTGCGGCCACTGGCTGCCAGGTTCTCCTTGATAAGTTCCTTGGCGATCTTGCGCGCCTCGGTCTCGATGGGGTCGCGCTTGACGGAGGCGGAACCGGACGACATATTGAAGACGTAGCTCGCATCGCGTTCAGCGACCAAGGCGTTTGCCTCGTCAGTCTTGCCGGCCTCGAGAAGCTCCTTCAGCTTCTCGCGAACGTTATTGCCGATGTTCTCGGAACGAACTTGATTAAGCGCACGAGCCTCGGCCGCAGTGAGGACGGCGCCCTCGACATACGGCTGGGAGAGGTTGAACGCGACGCCGTGGATAATCTTCGACTTGGTTTCCATGTTGGTACTTTCTTTCATTGTGGGCGGGATGCCGATTACCGTGATAACGATTTATGCGGGGAATGCAAATGGTTTTGCGAGGTTGGTATGGTTGTGGGAAGTCGGTTACAGGACCATATTACGCTCGTCTCATTGCTTGTCGATGTCGTGCCATAGATCTGTAATGATCGCTATAGTTATCTTCATCCTCGTCTTCTCCGTATTGGTGTGAATGGGGATAGATCGGTTTTTTACAAACAGGACAACAGCGCTGATAATCACAAATAGCAACTTCACAGCATCTTGTGAAATGTGTACTATTGGTAGATGAGCAATAAAATACACCCGGCATTAATTTACCTTTCCATAATCTTCAGTTCGAATAAACCCAAGAAACTTCTTAGCCCTAGTAATGATGACGTAGCGAAGATTTCTATCTTGGCCCTCGATATCCAACAGATGCTGATCAAGGAAGAATACGTAATCGTACTCCAAACCCTTCGACTTATGCCCAGTCATGCACTTTACTGGTCCCGAAGACGAGAACAGGTGTTCTGCATACGCAATGCTTTCGCCGAGCGTGGCGCCTACCTCCGCGAAGATAGTCATACATTCAGCTTTGTCCTCGACGGCGCGGATCCCGGACTTTCGGGCCTTTTTGAGTTGCGCCTCTTTCCAGTCCGAGATGTTTTGGAAAACTTCGTTTCGAGACATAGAAGAGTTGCCGAACTTCTTCATTACTTTCAGTAAGGCTTTGCCAATATCATTACCAGATAGCTCGGGATAGCGTCCGGCTTTCAGCAAAGTGATTGCCATTCGGAATAGTGGCGCGTTATTTCGGCAGATGATCGCGCTGCCATCGGGGATATCCTCGGTGGTCCAACCGGAGTACCGACGAACTTCGCCCTGGATCGCCCATTCAGGATACTGCATCGTGGGCGCCCGCCATCGTGCGGCCTCGACTACGGAGATGGGGCAGCGGAAAGAGATCGAAAGGGGAAGTTCTACCATGGAAAAGGTAGATTTAAGGAGGTCCATGGATTCTTCGTGCGCGCCCCGAAAACCATAGATGGCTTGGCAATTGTGCGTTACAATATTATCTGCAACGTATAAATGATTATCTGAAACTGTTAATGAATACACTTCCAAATCTTCTACCCATTCGTGTAATACTTCCACAGGTTCCCAGGCGGCTTTAGCGCTTTTTGAATCCCCATTATAAGGAAGCATGAGACAACCTGAAATTAGGTTGCAAGCCTGCATAATAGATGGTCTAAGGAGACTAAATTTAGCTGGAAATCCTTTTTGCCAAATGGGGTATTCCATCATACGATTATAATAGTCAAAACATTGTTCAGCCCGTTCGGTTAAATTAACTGAAGCTAGAATATAACTCCAAGCCTCATCAAGATAATCCTGATTAGCAAACCCAATGTTTTGATTAGGGCAAATAAAAGTTATATCTGGAATACCAAAATGCGCTTGGGCAACCGCCTCCTCTAGAGCTGCTTCTCGCTCTGTTTTATAAACACCTAATATCCAATAAGCATCTGCTCCTTCCGCGTGTGCTCGTCGTGTAGGTCCACTCCCACATTCATAATCCATTTTACAGCGGCCAAGTCTAAATTTATCTCCTTTACGCATCACGTAAAGAGCGTAATATTTTCTAAAAGGCTCGAACGAAGCATAACAATGATGGTTTTCTGTATATTTAGACGACTCACCTGCAGCCATTTTAACGGTTGTAAGATTACCTTCAAAAAGATTTGAACTAATACCTTCGACAGTTCTATTGAAAATGAAAGCTCCTTCGCCATTATATCCAAGTAATTTGTCACCTACTGATAGCTGTTCAATAGGTACTTTACGTAATTTAGGAGGATTCCAACGATCACCCAATTTATCTACTACAGTTACTAATGTTCCAGCAGGTTGACAAGCGTCGCCAACAGCTATGATGCGTTTTGTCACTAGTTTTTTTAGCATGGCATGGTTTAGCGCGGAAAGGTCCTGGGCTTCGTCGATCAAGATGAGAGGGTATCGCGGGAAGGCCCCGATGCCTAGGGTTGGCATGAGGATTTGGTCGTCGTAGTCGCAGATTCCCTGCCACGCCTGCTTTATGCTTTCAGAGGTTACGTGGACTACTAGTAGTTCTTCTTCCTCGGTTAGCTTTTCATCAAGGTGGGCGAAAAACTCCTGCTCACGCATAAGCGCCTTCATCCTGGGGGTGCCTTCGGGGATGAAACCGCAGGCTTTACCGAAGCGAACTGTATTCATGAGGTCGGCCATACGGGGGTAAAGGATTTTCTTCTCCTCGGGAGAAAGGGTTTCCATGTAAGCTGATGTGATGTCGTAGACTTTAGATGATTCGATCCGGAGTCGGCGGCCGATGGCGTCTTGCCAAATGCGGTGGCCAAGGCTATTTAATGTCTGACAAGTGCAGTTTCGAGGCATTCTTTCCTGCATTTCAACTGCTATCTTTTTATTAAAGCAGAGGGCTAAAATTTTAAGATCGGGAAGGGCCTCGGCGAGGAGGACAAGGGTGGAAGTTTTGGCCGCACCGGCAAGGGCGGAGACTAGAAGATTGTCAGTTGTGATTGTAGCTGCGTGGATGATGGCGGATTGCTCTTCAGTGGGCTTGAAGGTCATGGGAGGTTCCTTATTGTGCTCGGTGTGCAGTAGGAATATCAAGGAGAGTTAAAAGGAGTCGTTCTTTTAAAACTAGATAACGTTGATGAATACTTTCACGATCATCCAGGCGCATACTGCCCCGCATTTCATCGTCGCGAACTGCATTTTCAAATTCACGAATTATTCGTAAGGCTTTATCTCGTTTCATCTCTAATCCTTAATATGAAATAGTTTAAAACTTCCATCTAGTGTCACCACCGCTATGTATCCAAAAGGGTAGATGTAGATTTTGTCACCGAGATGGATGGCGTAGGCTGCGGGGGGTAGTGGCGGGGCACCTTTCTTTACAAGACAATCATCGGCGGTAATGCTCCAACCTAGGTTCGGCGGCGCAAAAGGGAAGCCGAGTTCGAGTAACTGCATGGATGCGGGGTCAGCGGACTCGGCGTCGAGGATTAGGGTGCGGGAGCCGACGGCGTCTTGTTTGTAATTGTCGTTTATCATCCAATCTAGGGGTTTCATAGGATATCCCTCGCAAATTCCAGTGCTTCACTAAGCAACGGATCATCTTCCCTCACCCCAGTTCCGACCACAACCACCTCTTCTTTATTCGCGGGGGTGAACTCACCAGGGGTCTCGATAATATGGATTATGATTTCGGAGCTTTCAGGCTCTACCTTTCGGAGGGAAAGACGATCATAGGGGGAATTCTGCTCGTTAACCGTGTCGCGATAGAGTTTTCGAAACTGATACGCGCGCTGCCGCCAATGAACGGCGGTGCCATGGGAGCCAGTTCGGAAAGTTCCGCCGCGAGCGGCCAAGGCTGCATCGAGTACCTTTTGGATGTCGGAGTACATGGCGAGGGTCTTTTTCATTTTGGGTCTCATTTGGGGTCCTTTTCTTTGGTTACCTGGGGAGATGCGAGAAGGGAGAGGGCTTTAGTTATTTTCCATCGGATATCGGCGATCCGTGCCCTGTCGCCCTGAGTGCGGCCTTCCAATGCTTCAAGCTGGCTGCGCACATGGAACAGCGCTTCCCTCGCCACCTTCTCCCGCACCTCTCCCGCATCGGCGGGGGTTGGGCTAAGGATCGGCAGGTATTTGCGCCACCAGAATGAGCCGCGCTGGCCTTCCATCTCGCCGAACCAGTTGCCCTCAAGCGCCGCCTCGCCATTCAGGAACGCGATCACTTCGGCTGGCGTTGGGTCGGTCATAGCTTCATTCCTGTTAGCGCTTCTTCGACCCGATCACGCCATTCCGCTTTCGGAAACGATCTGGCGTACAGAAAGGCAATCAGTTCGCCGACACCAAAGCCACCGCGACAGCCGCGTCCTTCCTTGTCGATCATCGCCGGTTGCGGGCCGTAGACATGGGCATAGACCTCGTATGCCCTCAGCGGGACGATCTTCGGGCAAACCGCCTGTCCGGGCCTCTGACGCAGATTCGTTTGGATGGGATGCGTTTCTACCGCCTTCAGCTCCTCGGTCATTTGGGGGTTCCTAGCCGGGCGATCTTGTCATGGACCGCCTGAATATATTCGGACCGGTTGCAGTTCGTCGGGATCAGATGGTACGGATCAATACAGACCTCGACTTCTCCCTCGAATTGCACGGCCGGGTGATGTTCTGGTTTGGGCGATTTGCACGTTGGGCACTTATGCCGAGGATGCGGCGCATAGTCGCGCTCGCCGAAGCCTTCGAATCTGTACTCGCTTGCGGTTTCGTAAATCGTGATCATTTAGGGGTTCCTTCCTCGGTGGGCGGGGTGGAGAGGGAGAGGATGCGGTCGGCCTTATCGAGCGCATCATGTCATGCAGCCGGCCCAGTGCCACACATACGATCATGATGAGCGATTGCAGCAGCTTCCGGATCGATCACCCGCGCAATCTCCTCCCTTCCGGGCAGCGGAGAGGCGGAAAGGGCGGAGAGCAAGTTCCTCACATCGGAAATCATCGCGGCAATTCGGTTATCGAAGGGGTCGTACGCACTCACGATGCTGTTCGTATCCGCCAACACTTGCAACCTTGCCCTAGCTTCCCCATCAGCAGCCACGGCGCTGGTAGCGGCGAAGGCGAGGCGGTGGCAGGCGAAGGCTTTGGTGAGGCGACTCAATTCGCGATTATGCGTAGCGCTGAGCACCCCAGTCGCTCGCTTGGCGGTAAGGCCAAGAAACTCTGCAGCTGCCTCTCTGTCCGCCCGCATCTCTATGTCTCTATCCGGCATGGGTTGAGTCCTTGTTCCAAGAGCGGCTGACTTCGGTCAGTTCAGGCAAGCCAAGGCGTCCGTCCGCGTAGCATCCGATCGCTTGGCGAAGGCGAAACACCTCAGTCTCGAGTTTGCGCAACACGACCGCAGCGCGCTCGCATCGGGCTGCATCAGCCTCAGCCATTTCGGCGTTCCGGTGCTGTATCCGGATTTCCTTGGCGATCTCGACCAATTGCGGAGCCGTGCGCTTGGCCAGCGCGTCAGGCAAAAGACTAGCACAAAACTTGGCGTCGGCTTCAGCCAGCGTTTCCAGATCAACCATCATTTTCGCTCCTGTTGAGGGTGAGGGCGGCTCGGGCATCACGAAGATCGCGACAGGTGATGCTGCGCGAGGCAAGGGTATCGCGAACCGCTTCGCTATCTTCATCGCTGGCAACGAGTTCATCAGCCGCCTGCGCAAACGGTTCGATCACGGCTTCCAGCTCTTTGATACGAGCAAGGAGCGTCGGGAGAGCGTTGACGGCGGCGACCAGGGCGATGAGCCGATCCTCGGGCATCGACAGGTCAACGCAGCCATCTTTGCAGAGATAGCCTGAAAGTACGTCAAGCCCGCGCGCCGTCTTCACGCGACGGAAGCTGTTCGAGGTCCAGACCTCCCACGGCAGCGGGCGCTCGTGGCCGGGGATCGCGAAACTGCCGGTGCCGCTGGCCCTCTCCAGCAACCCTTCGAGCTCGGTTGGGGTTGGGAGGATCATGACCGAGCCTGCATCTTGGCCACGAACACGCGCTGCTTTTCGGCTATCGTGTCGATCAGATCCTGCGGCGACATGCCCATCGTGCTCGCCAACATGAAGGCATAAGCGCACACGTCGGCGATCTCGTATCGGATGGCCTGGTCGTGGCCGTCACCGTCCCGCCAGCGCTTCTTGACGAAGTTCGCTACCTCACCGGCCTCACCTGCCAAGCCGAGCGTCAGGAAGCGAATATCGCTCTCCCGATCTCCCGTGTCCGAGTAGCGGCGGTGATTGTCCTCGGCTTGCGTCCATACGGCTGCTATATCGCTCACAGCTTCACTCTCCTTATGGTGCGGGGTTCAATTCTAAAGGTAGGAACTTCGTTGAAAAGGCGGCGCTTTTCGGCAATCACCTTTTTCACTAGTTCCTTGTCTTCGCGGAATACGATGACGCCGTTCATTTTGTTTCCTTTCTGCAAGGGTAAAGAGTGCCATCGATATGAAAATGAGGGACTACGTTGGAGGCTACGTGCCCGGCACTATCGATACGTTCATAAACGAAATATTCAACTCCATCTTTACAGACGAAAGTGGCGTCGTCGACAGCGCCCTGAGTTCCGTTGCAGGCAGTGAGGGCTAGTGTGAATGTAATGATTATTCGTTTCATTCGTAGTCTCCTTCGTTGGAGTAAAGCCATTCTTCATAGTACTCTATTTGCTTGTCAGTGAGAGTTACCTCGGCGCCGTCTTCGTCGACTATCTTTTCGATCTCAGCATACCCGCCTTCAGCAGGCTGACCGCCGCAAGCATAGCTTGGACCCTGTTCGGGAATGTAAGGAATGATAGTATAATGGATGGCGACGGCGATTTCAGGATCGAGATCTAGGGTTGTGTAGTGGATGGGCATTAGCGATATCCTTTCGGAGTATTCGCAAGGCGGAAAAGCGCGTCGTTATCTACTTTGGTAGATGAATGGCCGATGACCTCGAGGGTGGACGAGAAGAGCAAGTAGTTGGAGGAGTTGGGATCGCGACGGGCGAGGGCGTACTGACCGGTGGCCCAGGCGGTACGAGCGAGATCGGGGAAGAGGAGTTCAATCATTTAATTTATCCTTTTCAAACTGCCAGCCGTTTTGCCATTGACGGCGGAATTTACCTTTATTATATGGACATTGCTGAAGAGTCTTTCCGCAAAGAAAAGCACTTCTACCTTGTTCAAACCCTTCAGTATTCATGGTTCCTCCTAAAGTGAAATTGAAATTTTCGAAGCCAGCTCCGTATATTTCGTGGGCGCAGGCTTTGTCTTCTCCGGCACGCCTTCCCTCAGCGATTTTTTAATCGCCGCGATCTGGCTAGCGTTCTCCGCAAGGAACTCCGCCTTCGCCTGCAGACACATATTTTCAATTTTCTCCTTTGGCCAAGTGGATATGGTGCAGGCGAGGGCCGCCATTTGGATATCGAGGAGGTTACTTGGGTAATCGGGGATGGCGTCTATGCTATCGGAAGATAAGTAGAGGCCTGGGAAAGCGATGGCGCGAGCCAAACCGTAGGCACGACAGAACTCGGGGGAGGGTTTGGGGAGTTTCATTTTAGTCCTCCCACCGAGCACAATCACAGCCACGCCAAACGGAGCAGCCGCAATCCATAATTTCAGGGTCTTCGTATTCATCAAAGACAGGTGCAGGATTTTCGCGATCGGCTTGTATTGCACAGCGTTCGCATCCGCACATATCTGAATGTTGCCTGTAGTTCTTTCCCATCTCTTCCTCCTAAATTCATCACCAACCTCTAATCGCACTAGAGGGTGGGGGGAAGTTAGTCGTCGTTAAGATATTGTACACTAGAGTAAGAACGAACGTAATAAGGTTGGCGCCCAAAATGTTCTCCAGCAGCTTTTGCATCTTCCCGTGATTGATATTTATCAGCTTCTCGGGGTTTAGACACGAGAATTCTCATGCCACCTTCCTTTTTCAAAAAACCAGTTCCAATACGACTTTCATTTACAAAGCAGGGTGGTTCTTTTGGTCTATTCATAATCTCAACTCCTTAAACGCTTGACCCAGCTAGATGCGCGCCCCTGCCTGCATCAGTGCGAGCACAAGATCGGCGAGGACGCTTTTCATCTCCGATGGGATTTTCTTATCTCCGCGAAGCGTAAGCGATAGCGCGATGAGTTCACTTCCGTGCTGGGAGGTGAGAAGCGGGGCGATGTAGCCATCGGGGATAGTTAAGCGCATATGATAATTCCTTCACGTTCTGGTATAGCTACAAGATCGTCGTATTTATCAAATACTCTATCCCAACCAACTCCAGCTAATCTTCCATAATTTTGTTCGATATAACGTAATCCCGCCACTGCATCGGCATAAGCGTTTTTTACTTCTATTGTCATGATTATAGGTGGTTTCATACTTCAGTCTCCCTATAAGCTACGATATCGTTTCGGCGTTCATGGGAAAGATGTTCCCACCATGAATAAGCTCCAATCCAATATCCAGCTTTCATACAAAGTGCTTCTTCACCATCTCGTATACGAATATCTACAAGAGTTTCAGGGTCAACGGGGCACGGTCCCGGTTCCCATTTAATCCAATCGGTCATGCCTCCACCTCCCATGCGAAAAGAACTCCTTCGAAGATATCTTGCAAGCAGGATAGCGTGCGAAAGGCGTTCGCCTTCAGTATGATCATAGCCGGCCGCCCTCCAATCCAGCGGACATCTAGGATAGACTCCGCGTGGCGGGCAAGCGTTGCCGTGAGCTGCCGGTCGGATGGCGGGGATAAATCGGTGATGGTCATTCGGGCCTCCTTTGGATCTCGTGTCTCAATCTCGCTTTTGGGCATTATTTTACTTTTCTAATTTTCAGACCCTCGTTTACACAAACGAGCTGTAATAGCCAATCCATGATAAAACGACGAGGTCCTTCGATGATATCAGTAAGAGTTATAGCACCGTCATTTTCATAAATATAAAGTCTAAGCGTTTCGCCGTCAATTTCCTTAATGGTGTATTCCATCTTTTTCCTCCAACAATCTATCCCAACCTCGTCATCGCACGGCGGGGTTGGGGAGATAGTTATTTGGAAAAGCGAAGAACGACTACGAGATTATCGGCCACTGGATCACAGCCGGACTTCCAGTTCTTTTGGATAACTTCAGAAATGGCTTTTCCAAGAGCTTCTGCAGTTAAATCGCTCGTCATTTCGAAAGTCAGGGAATAAGTGTTGGCGTTATCTATGCCAGTAATATGTACGGTAGCCATGATAATTCTCCTTACAGATTATAATTATACCAGCGCCATCCAAGCGGCTACCGCCGCCCTTCGCTTATAAAATTCCTCCCTTGCGATATCGCGGAGGGCGAAAGCGCGGGAACGCGCGTGGGTGTGGATGGCGTGTTGGTCGCGAATGCGAGTAGCGTGAACGTCAACGCCTTTGGGACTATTCACCTTTCATCTCCTTACAGTGTGCGTTCCATCGATCAGCGGCGCGGGCCATGCGGAGTAATTCTTCTTCCGCATTCCACCTAGAATCCTCGTTTCCATCACGTAGAACTGCAAGCCAAGTGAGAAGTATCTCCTCCCAGGTTGGCGTGTAATCGATATACTCCACGATGTGGATATCCTTCGCGATGGGTCTCGGTCTCGCCTTCTCAGTAATCACCTTACCGATAAACTCCTTGCCTACGATTTTCTCTAATCCATTTTTGAAAATTTCAGGTGGGATGATAGTTCTCGAAGCTGACCCCTTAAACGCTTGACCCTCTACGCCTTTGGGCGCCTTCACAGCAACCCCCGCAACCGATGGATTTCGAGGGAGAGCGAGAGGCTTGGGCGTTCCGCGAATGCTTGCAAGGCGGCGGCTAGGAGGATTTGAATTTTATACATCGCTTCAGTCCTTATGACGTGGAAGACTCATCAGGCCGGGTTTCACCCGACGACCGCCGAGGCGGTTTCGTCTTAGCTTTTAAAATTTCCTCCTTTGTGGATAATTCGTTTTGCGGCTTCCCACGAAAATTCCACATCACCGCCTATACCATCCGAACGATAGATAATCGCGGTTGGATTTTTATCACTACGCATCTTGGCCGAATGTCCATCCAGTGTAATTTTTTGATTGCCTAACATTTTCACCTCCATTGGAAACCCGTTTATACCACAAACCGGGGTCCAATGCAACCGCCATTGCGAGGTGGATACGTATCCATACCAGCGCATACACAGCCCATACCCCAGCGCCCACCCTGTGGTGATGCATGCCTCACATGATGCATGGCTCCGGTAACGCATGGCTACGGTATGCTAGGGGGTACCCCCGTGCCCGACCCCCCACGTACCCATGATTTCCGGAATGATATGGTCCCCAACTCCCCCACTTGTGGGCTTGCCCACCTGGGATATGGCTCTGAGGGGGGTTCTAGTCAAAAAAAAAAATTGGACCATATGAACCTCACCATAAAGAAAACGGCGCATACCTCGAGTTTTGGGGGACGAGGAGGTGGATATGGTTGTGGGAAGTAGTTCACAAAGCCATATCGACCTCGGGACCATATGTGTCCGGGATTTGCGTGTGAGACGGGGTGGCGCGAAATCGCGCCCCATAGGATACAGTAGCCATGCAGTACTGCAGCCATGCGTCATGCTAGGTAGGGATGACGTGAGTGATGGTGTCGCCGTGGCGTATGCCAACGCGTCGGCGGGTACCGCGTTCGGGGTATTATGTACCGATCGTTCACGGGCCGTTTCCGGGTAAAATTCGGGGCATTGGACCGCCCACCCGATCCCATCGGATGCGTGCCATGGAGGTGGTGGCAGAACCATATGGGGCTGGGCGAAAAATATTTACGGAAGGGGGTTGTATTCGCTTTCGCGATGAGCGATATAATCGGGACCATCAACGGAAAGGCTTTCCCATGTCCACCTCCACCGTCTTTGTCATCATCACCGACGATTATGAAATTGACCAAATTTGCGAAGGCAAAGCCATTGCCGACCGGGAAGCGCGCGACCTTCGCAAGATGGGTTGTGAAGTGAAGGTGAAAGGCTTTGCGTCATGGGAAGCCGCCGAGGCCTTCCAAGATGCGTTCGAAGCGAAGCGTTGACCCCATCACTCACCGGCCATCCCCGTGACCGGTGTACGATGCGATCATGCATCAAGGAGTACCAATCATGTTTGACCTTAACACACTGTCCACCCTTTCACTTTCCACCACCATCGCGAAGACCGAGACCTTCACCTTCACCGTCGCCGACTTCCCCGAGGCCGCGATCATTGCGTTCTTGCAATACGGCTTCCAGCGGAAATTCAACGACGCGGTCGGCGGGGCGGAACGCAATGATGCGCCGTACACCTCGGCGATGAAGGTCGCCGACGCGAAAGCAATGATCGAAGAATACAAGCAGGGTATCGTATCCAAGCGCCGCGAAGGTGGGTCCACCGTGACCCCGGAAATCAGCGCCGCCCGCAAGGTCATGCGCGCCATGCTTCCATCCCTCTTGTCCAAGGACGACTTGAAAAAGTTCCGGGAACTCGAAGCCGTCGACGCCAACGCCAAGCTCGACACATGGGCCACCGCCAACGCGGAAGCCATCGCGGATGCGGTCAAGGCGGAAGTCAAGGCCATGGCCGACCAAGCCAAGCGGCGGGCCGGGTTGGCCACGGTATCCATCAAACTTTAATCCAACCCAACACCTCGAAGGCCCGGGCATTGCGTCCCGGGCTTTTTTGTGCCCGCACCACATCACCAGTAATGCGAATCAATATCACCATCCACCTAGCAAGGATTGCGCCGCTGGCCCTGGCCCTTTCGCCGGTACCGGGTGGGGTCGCGGCTACACTGGCCCTTCTACCAATTTGTGAAAAATATCTCCCATACGGTCCCCAACCATATCCTTGCAGCGCGCTCGCGCGCGTGGTACAGGACGCCATGGACGATATCTTCCCCATCCGGACCCGAGGGCGCGCGACCCTGGATTTGTCCCCTGACATCGTCCGCGATCTCGTCCCAGCTGATCTCGCGGCGATCACTTCGGAGAAGGGGAGTGAGGCGCCCGCGCTCAAGCGGATTACCGACCGGCATCATGCGCTGGCCAGGAATCTCGCAGGAGGTATGGCCGAAGGCGAGGCCGCGTTGGTCTGCGGAATCTCCAATTCCCGAATCTCCATCCTGAAGGCGGATGCCCAGTTCCAAGAACTCCTCAACTTCTACCGTGGGGAGGTGAACCTTGTGTACCAGGATATGCATGAGAAGCTCGCGGGAATCGCGTCCACCGCACTGGATGAATTGCAGGATCGGCTGGAAGATGCGCCGGAGAAAGTCTCCACCGGGCAACTTATGGAGCTTGCAAAGCTCGGCGCCGATCGTACCGGTTTCGGCCCCCAGTCCCAGCAGACGAACGTGAACGTGAATGTAGACATGGCCGCGCGACTCCAAGCCGCACGTCGTCGAGTTCAGGAACGGATCGTCGCCAATGGCTAACCTCCAGATGCTTGCCCAGGCCGGCGCCTTCAACAAGGTCCGAGCTGTGAAGGCATTGGCGCAAGCTCAGGACCTTACGGCCACGCTTGATACCGTATCGGCTGAAGTCGCGACAACTGTCAGCACGCTCTCCGCCACCACGGCTACCCTTTCAGATGTCTCCGATAAGGTAGACCAACTCCGAATCGATGTAGATGGGCTCCTTCCGTAATGGCGATAAGTTTTAATTCCAGTGTGAAATCAGATGATGTTCCAGATATTATGGAACTTTTAGCTGAGTTCTCTCAAGACCCCCTTGGTTTTGTACTGTTTGCCTTTCCATGGGGTGAAGAAGGTGAGTTAGAATTTCAACAGCCGCAACCATGGCAGATTAAAGTTCTCGAAGATCTCCGAGATGGATTGATTGATGTACCAGGCGCGATTAGAATAGCAAGAACCTCGGGGCATGGTATTGGTAAATCGGCTCTCGTAGCTTGGATCATTCATTGGGCTATGACAACTCATGAAGATACCAAGGGAGTAGTAACCGCAAATACCGAGAACCAGTTGAAAACGAAGACCTGGGTGGAACTCGCGAAGTGGTTTCGGCTCTTTATTGCTAAAGATCATTTTGAACTAACCGCCACCGCGCTATTCGCCCGCGACCCAGCCCACGCGAAAGAGTGGCGCATCGATATGGTGCCGTGGAGCGAGCGGAACACTGAAAGCTTTGCCGGCCTCCACAACCAAGGTAAGCGCCTTCTCATAGTATTCGACGAAGCATCCGCCATCCCCGACGTGATCTGGGAAGTCACCGAGGGCGCGCTCACCGATAAGAATACACAAATCATTTGGTGCGCCTTCGGCAACCCAACCAGGAACAAGGGCCGGTTCCGCGAGTGCTTTCCAGGCGGTCGCTTCTCTCATCGCTGGAACTCCGACGTAGTAGACTCCCGCTCCGTCTCCTTCACCAACAAAGACCAGATAGATAAGTGGATCTCGGACTATGGAGAAGACAGTGACTTTGTACGGGTTCGAGTTCGCGGAATCTTCCCTCGAATCGATGCCGAAAGTTTCATTTCATATACCCTCGCAACTTCAGCTCTTAATCGTGAACTTGAGCAGCAGTCCGGCTATGTTGTCCTCGGAGTCGATGTCGGTCGTTTTGGGGACGACCCCTCCTGCATCTACCCCCGATGCGGACGGGACGCCCTAACCCGGCCGGTAGAACTTTACCTTGGTCTTTCGACCATGGAGCTTGTGGCGAAGATCGTCGTCGCCTTTCAGCGATATTCCGCGATTGTGGTGATGGTAGACTCCGGGGGCGTCGGCGGCGGCGTGGTCGACCGGCTCCGCCAGCTTCGCATTCCAGTAATGGAGGTAGACTTCGGCACCGCCGCTGATGGCACGAACCCAGGGGATAAAACGAAATATGCAAACAAACGCGCGGAGATTTGGGGTGCCGTTCGTAATTGGCTACCTGGGGGCGCCATACCTGATATGGCTACTGGCGAGCATACTACCCTCGTAGATGAACTCACCGGCCCGACCTACGCACTAAACGGCAAGGAGGCGATTCAGCTTGAAACAAAAAAGGATATGCGCCGCCGCGGAATCCCGTCGCCGAACGTGGCCGACGCCCTCGCCTGCACTTTCGCCTACCCCCACTACGAAGTCTATTCTCCCCTCGAGTCCTTCAGAACTCAGCCAACCGCCCCAGTCGACTACGACCCCTTCGCCCTCGAAAACTTAGGAGCCTGAAATGACGTTCATGAAAGCGGCCCTTCCATTCGGGCCAATGGGAATGGCAGGTAATCTTTTGAAGTCCGGCGCCCCATCTTTAATCACTGGTCCGCATCCATCTAAGCCCCAGATCATTCCGCCCACGATCATTCGCGGATCTCTCGTAAACCCTCCGCTCGCTTCCTCGGCTCCCAAAGCCAAATACTAGGAGAACCCCGATGGGCTTCCTTACCCCTAAAGTACCCACTCCACCACCAGCCCCAAACACACCAATCGCGGCCAACGCTGGGACCGCCGATACTCCAAGTTCGGCCCAGGGCCTCGCGTCGCTAATCTCCACTGGCGGCACTGGCCTACGCCGTAAGGCAGCTACGAATAAAACCTCTCTGGTAGGTGGAAGCTAATGGAAATCAATCCCGAGGCGCATAAAAACATAATCCAGACGCTCTCCGCGCTTCGGACGGACCGCCTCCCATTCTGGCGCCTGTGGCAGGAACTCGCGCGGTTCTATCTTCCAAAGCGTTACGTGGCTCTAGCCACCGATAAGGAGCGCCGCCTCCGGGATGCGAAGAACCCGAACATCATCGATGCTACTGGCACGACCGCCGCGCGCATCCTCGCTGCAGGTATGATGAACGGCGTAACTTCCCCGGCTCGGCCGTGGTTCTCCCTCCAGGTCCCCGGCTTCATGGACGATCCGCAGAATGAAGGCAAGATGTGGGCGGACGAGGTCACACGCCGGATGCAGCTTGTAATGTCGGAGACTAACTTTTATAACGCACTGGCAACTTTATACCTTGACCTTGGCGTCTTCGGGAGCGCCGCCCTTCTCATCTACGAGGACGATAACGACGTATTCCGCTGTTTCAACCCCGCCCTCGGCGAGTACTACTTCGGCCAGGACGATGGCCTGCGCGTGAACCAGTTCGCTCGCGAATTCCGTTACACGGTTCGCCAGATGGTTGCGAAGTGGGGCAAGGAAAATTGCTCCGAGGCCGTACAAGCTGCGTACACAACCGGCGGCGCTCGTTTGCAGGAAGAGCACACGATCTGCCACCTCATCGAGCCCAACGATACCGACAGCACGCTCCCCAAGGTCTTTAAGTTCCGCGAGACATATTGGGAAGAAAAATGCACGAACGGCTGCGTCCTTGCCATGAACGGTTTCTACTCTCTCCCAGGCGTATTCCCGCGCTGGGAGGTAACCGCGAACGATTCCTATGGAACCTCCCCGGGCATGGACGCCCTCGGTGATGTCATTCAGCTTCAACTGGAAACTAAACGTAAGGCCCAGGGCCTCGATAAGATGGTGCGGCCCCCGCTTGTGGCTGACGTGCAACTTCAGCACCAGCCCACGGCATTGGTCCCCGACGGAATAACCTATGTCGCAGGCATTAACAACGTTGGCGTAAAACCGATATATCAAGTGCAGATTCCAATCGCGGAACTTTCCGCCGACATTCAAGACGTGCGCAGCCGTATCAAAGAGATTTTCCATAATGATCTCTTTAATATGATTTCGCAATTGTCTACGGTGCGGTCCGCGACTGAGATCGATGCTCGCCGGGAAGAGAAGCTAGTGCTTCTCGGCTCGGTGCTCGAGCGCTTCGAAAACGAAGCCCTGGACCCGGCCGTGGCCCGCATCTACCAGATCATGGATCGCGCGGGCCTCATTCCCGAACCCCCTGATTCGATCCAGGGAATGCAACTAAAAATCCAATACATCTCCATTTTGGCCACGGCGCAGCAGGCAGTCGCGGCTATTCCGACTGAAAGGTTCGTGGCCCTCATAGGTCAGGTAGCGGGCGCGGCGCCAATCGCCCTCCAGATTCCGAATTGGGATTCCCTGCTTCGTAATTACGCCGACGCCATCGGCGTCAAAACTCGAGACCTTAATACCCCGCAGCAAGTCGCCGAACTTCAGCAAGAACAAGAGAAACAGATCGAAGCTCAGCAGGCACAAGTCACTGGTAAGAATCTGGTGGATGGCGCTCGCACGCTTTCCGAGACTGATGTGGGTGGCGGGTCAAATGCGCTGCAGCAAGTATTAGGAGCGACACAATGATTATAATTTACATAGCCTTTGGCCTGCTTTATTTTACAACGTTGACATTAGCTTGTTACGTTCAATATAAATCTTTGCAGATTATGCTTCCGGAATTTTGGGAGTATTGATATGGCTCATTGCATCCTCCTAGGAGTCATGGTACATGGATAAGCAAGCGGCCCGGAAGCAAAAGGAAGCGGCCAAATTAGAAAAGCTGAATATCGATAAGGCCTGTGAAAGCCTACTGGCCACGAGAGAGGGTCGCCATTACCTTTGGTGGCTCCTTCGCATCGGCCGAGTCGGCTCCCAGCCTTTTACCAATAACGCCCTTGCCACCTCCTTCGGATGCGGCGAACTTAACGTAGGGCAGCAAATCCTTGCTCACATCATAGAAGTTAATCCAGCCGGTTATGCGCTGATGATACAGGAGAAAGCTGATGACGATCGAGAGTGGCGAAATCTCAACCGAGATATCAACGACGGAAAAGCCGCCGGAGAGTTTGGTGACGCAGGAGACGACGACGGAGCAGGCACCGCAGACTGAACAGGCGCCCCAGGTCGAAAAGCCCCCCGAGTACGTCCCCCTTACTCCCGAGTCCCTAAAGTTCCCCGAGGCCTCCGAAGGCTTCGTAATGGACGAGACCGTCCGCGATGAGTTTCTCGGTCTCGTAAATGATCAAACCCTAACCGCGGATGCCCGCGCGCAGGGTCTGGTAGACTTGTATCTGAAAACAGCGAAGCAAGCCGCGGAAACGGGTAGCACTGCTTGGGCCGAGACTCAGACGCAATGGCAAGATCAGACAAAGGCTGACCCCGAAATTGGTGGGGATAAGCTGGAAGCCGTTCTTGTAACCGTATCTCGTGCGATCGATAAGTTTGGTTCGCCTGAGCTTCGGGAAGCGATGGACTTGACCGGCGCCGGGAATCATCCCGCTGTCATCAAGTTCATGTACAAAATGGCTAAGCAGTTCAACGAGGGTACCCCAGTTTCGGGCTCCCCCTCCGGCGGCGCTGTTAGCCTCGCAGACAAAATGTTCCCATCTATGGCAAAAGGATAAACCATGAGTGTTCTCGCAGACACCCATCCGACTCTGCTCGATCTCGCAAAGCGACTCGACCCGGATGGTAAAATCGCAGGCATTGTAGAGCTTCTCAATCAGACGAATGAGATGCTCGAAGATGTTGTTTGGGTCGAGGGAAATCTCCCGACCGGCCACCGTACCACAGTTCGTACCGGCATCCCCGCTCCGACCTGGCGCAAGATGTACGGCGGCGTCCAGCCCACGAAGTCGAAAACCGCTCAGATCACTGATAATACCGGTATGCTGGAAGCATATGGTGAGGTGGACAAGGCGCTCGCCGATCTCAATGGCAACACCGCCGCGTTCCGCCTTTCTGAAGACTCTCCGCATATTGAGGGGATTTCGGAGGAAATTCAGAATACGCTGATCTACGGAAACGAGGGGAGCACGCCAGAAGCCTTCACCGGCTTTGCCCCGCGCTTCAATTCCACCACCGCTCTCAACGGCAATAACATCATCAAGGGCGATGGTGCGGGCGCCGATAACGGTTCTATCTGGCTCATCGGCTGGGGTCCAAACACGGTCCACGGTATCATCCCCAAGGGCTCAACTGCCGGGCTCCAAATGGAAGACAAGGGCCAGGTCACGATCGAAAACGTGGATGGGCTCGGTGGCCGAATGGAAGCCTACCGCACCCACTACCGTTTCGACGCTGGCCTTACCGTTCGTGACTGGCGTTACGTAGTCCGCATCTGCAACATCGATAAATCGAATCTCGTAAAGGATGCGGCCACCGGCACTGATCTTTGCGATCTGATGTTCCAGGCCACGGAACGGATCAAGTCACTGAACGGCGTTCGCGCTGCTTGGTACATGTCGCGTGATATGGCTACGAAGGTTCGCCAGCAGGCAACCTACGCGACGAAGGCATCCAGCCTTACGATCGAACAGGTTGGCGGCGTGAAGATCACTTCCTTCGCTGGCATTCCGATCCGCCGTGTTGACAAGATGGGCGCTGATGAAGCGCTGGTCGTTTAAGGAGTATTGAAAATGATTCTCGATTCTCGAGTTGAATTCGCTGATGCAGTTTCGGTTGCAGCGGCGGCCGGCACTGCCCTTATCGGCAATGTCATCGATCTTGGTGCTACTCACCGTGATATTGGGGCAGGTAAATCTGTCTACCTTATTATCACGACGGATACTGAGATCATCACCGCAGGCGCGGCCGGAACTCTCAAGTTCCAGTTGGTTTCCGATGCCCAGGCCGCGATCGCTACGGATGGCACTGCCACCATCCATATCGATACTGGCACGTTCGTAACTGATGATGCGGCGGCTAATGATTCCCAGCTGAACGCCGGGGGCATCATTGCTTGCATCGCTTTGCCGTCAGAGGGTAAGGTCTACGAACGGTACCTGGGCATCCTCGCCGTCACCGGAACCACCACGACCACAGCCGGAAAGATCAATGCCTTCCTTACCGAAGACCCGACTGGCTGGGCCGCCTACGCGCAGGGAGCCCTCTGATGCAAGTTAATCTGAAGCGGGACTTCTTCGGTCCCGATGGCGTTCAGTATCGGATGCTGGATAACCCCCATGATTTCGATGAGGGTTGGAAGCTGCCGAAGGATGCGGAAAAGGTTAAAAAGAAAAGCATCCTTGACGACGATGATGAAGTAGTTGTCAAAACTACTAAGAAGTAAGGAATAGTTATGGTCAACGATGAAGTAGGCATTTACAATCTGGCGCTAAACCAGATCGGAGCCCGCGATAACGTGACCATAACTACGGAGGCCTCGCGGGAGGCCGAGGTGTGTCGTCTGTGGTATCCTGTCGTTCGCGATGCGGTACTGCGGGCGGCACATTGGCCGTCAGCACGGAAGGTTGCAAGGCTCGCCCTTCTATCTACACAGGTAGATGGGGAATGGAGTGAACTCCTTCCCGAACCCGGTTATAGCTATTGCTACTCTCAACCCGCCGATATGCTTTATCCCCGGTCGTTAACTACCTATGAGCCTTTTATTATAAATAATTTCGGTAGCGTTCCCGCTATCACTACGAATGTCGCGAACGCCATCTTACTTTACACCTTCCGTCAGACGACTGTGGCCCGATGGGAATCTTCCTTACAGTCAGCGATTGCTTTCGGCCTCGCAGCGCACATTGCCATGCCACTTACTGGCAAGCAGAATCGCGCGAAGATGCTTCTTGACCAAGCTAACTCCATCGTTACCCAGGCCCAGGTCGAGGCGTCGAATGAAGGTGGCTTGATGCTCGACACCCTTCCGGACTGGATCGCAGCCCGCGGTTACTGCGATGGGCAGGCTCTTGCCCCAAGATTCCTTTACCCATTCGGTTCGATGCTTAGTGTCGCCGGAACTACTCCGGTCTCCGGCACTTATGCCCAGGGTGCGCTTTAATGTCCATCGAACTAATCAAGTACGCCTTTGTAGCTGGCGAGGTATCCCCCTCGCTACTCGGGCGCACGGACCTTACGAAGTATGATTTCGGGATGGCGCTCGCACGGAATTGGTTCGTGGACTATCGGGGCGGTCTTTCGACAAGAGCTGGCAGTGAATTCATTGACGTAATCCCGTTTGGCACCGCTCGGCTCTTCGAGTTCCAGTTCTCCCCCAACACCGCGAATACCTATTGCCTTATCTTCGGCGATAACTATATACGCTTTATGCAAGACGGCGCCTACGTTCTTTTAACTGAAAAGAACATCACTGGGTTGACAAAATCCACGCCCCCAGTCGTAACCTCTGTAGCCCATGGCTATACTGATGGCGATTGGGTGAGAGTGTATTCTGTGGGCGGGATGACGGAAGTTAACTCTCGAACTTTTAAAATCAATGTACTTACCGCCGATACTTTTAGTCTTCTTGACCCGACGACAGGTGCCAATATTGTTGGTACAGGATATACTACGTATACGGCCGGGGGCCATGTCGCGAAAGTCTACCAACTTGCCTCTCCGTATAACGACGTGGACCTCGACGCTCTCGGTTACGAACAGGTCCGCGACACGGTTCGCCTCACTCACACTTCCTACCCCATTAAAAATCTAGTCCGCCATGATCATACGGATTGGGAAATCACTGACGAAGTCATCGGTAATCTCGATGGGCCGCCGACTGGACTTACCGGAACTCCATCGGCTTCCGGCACCGCGTCTACTGCATACGCAGTCTCCGCAATCATGGCAGATGGTACCGAGACCATTCCATCCTATCCCATTCTCGTAGAGAACTCCGTAAATTTCACGGTAGAGGAAGGAAGCGTCGCCCTTACCTGGAATGCGCTCGCGGGTGCTATCGAGTATATCGTGTATCGCACGATCGTAATTTCCTCTGGTGATACAAATGCGGGCACTCAGCTCGGCTTCCTTACGAGAACTTTTGGAACTTCCTTCACTGACTCCAACGTTGTCCCAGATTTCACGAAGGCACCTTACGAGCATCTTGACCCTTTCGCGACTCTCGCGATTGATAAAATTCAGATAACATCTGGCGGCGCCGGCTATTCCTTTTTGGAACCAATCGTAATAACTGCCGACGCTGGCGATGGTTTCGTAGGCTACGCCATCGTAGATCCCGGCGGGACGATAACCGCGACTAAAATTCTTCGCCATGGCTCCGGCTATGTGAACCCCGTAGCAAGCTTTGGTGGCGGGGGCGCAACCGCCGATCTCACTCTCACCCCCGGTTCAGGAACCTACCCTGCAGTATCCGCGATCTTTCAGCAGCGCCAAGTTTACGCCGCAACTGCGAATGAGCCCTTACGGCTAGACGCCAGCCGGGTCCGTTCTTTTTCCAACTTCGATATCTCCCTTTCATCAACCGAGGCGGACGCTTACGAATATGAGATCGATTCCACTCAGGTAACGCCCATCGTTCACCTTTTCCCTACCCGTTCCGGCCTCTTTACCATGACGGCTACGGGTATTTGGTTGCTAAATAGTGATAGCTCGGGTCCGGTCACAAATCAAAACGCGCAGTCCGATCCGCAGACTGGCCAAGGCACGACCTCGGTTCGCCCTTTAAAAATCGGAGGAGATTTTCTTTATGTTGAGGCTCGGGGCAGCGCTGTGCGCCTTCTTAGTTATTCTGAGCTTTCCCGTACTTATGGCGGTGTGGATGAGTCTATACTTTCCAATCATCTTTTTGGCGTGGGGAAAGACATTGTACGCTGGGCTTTCACGGAGAACCCACATAAGCTAGTTCAGGCCGTGCGCGCCGACGGCGCCCTGCTTCTTTTTACCCTGGTAAAGGAACAGGAAGTTTTCGCCTGGACTTGGGCCACAACCCGGGGCTTCTATCTCGACGTAGTAAGCATTCGTGGCGAAGTCTTCGACCAAGCTTACTATATCGTAAAGCGATTCATCGGCGGAGTTTGGAGGCAGTATGTTGAACGACAGGCGACCCGCGACTTCACTAATATTGAAGATGCTTGGGCTGTGGATTGCGGGCTTCGGCTTGATCCTCCTAGTAATTCTAATCCTCTTAGTATTTCAAAAGAGTACTTTATTAATGGAGAAAAGTTTGTCGACCTTACCGGCACCTTCACAGGAACTGAAGGCCAATGGGTGAGGGCCGCCGGAGGTATTTTCGTGGTGCAGGAAGTCACCGGAACGGGCGCGCTCGCCAAGGTTATAGTTTCCGCAACCGATATCATTCCCGAGACCGATGGGCTCGTGAATACAATTACTAGCTGGTCCATCTCCCCAAAGTTCACCACGATCTCGGGCCTTTGGCATTTAGAAGGTGAGGAAGTTTCGATTCTCGGTGACGGTTCCGTTTTTCCGAATCAGGTAGTAACTAACGGTAAGGTCGTCCTTTCCGATGGCGTAAGCAAATGTCTTGTGGGCCTCGGATTCCAGGCAGCCTGCCGAACCCTTCCGCCTACGGTACCGAATACTCCAGTGGAGTCCCGGCGTAAGCGAGTTGTGGGTGTGGGAGTGCGGTTGCAGGAAACTCGTGGGTTGAAGATCGGGCGCACGCTTGATCAACTCTATGAACTTCGCGAGCGCACCACGGAACTTTATTCGTCCCCAACTTTTACCGTAAACGGAATGAAGTATAAGATCATCTCCACGAATTGGGATACTGAGGGGCAGACATACTTCGTACAGGATGATCCGCTGCCCGCGACACTGTTGGGCTTGGTTCCGGATTTGGAGGTTGGCGATGATCCAGATTGATCAGGTAAACTTCATTCCAAATCTTCCCTACGCGAAGTCTTCGCTCGTAGAACTCACTCGACATTCCTATGACGACTTATCGAAGTCCGATGAAATTTACGTAGCGCGCGAAGGGTCCACACCATTATTCTGCATCGGCATTTATCGCGCGACCTTAACTTCACAACCCTACGTCTGGCTTCTGGCGTGCGAGGCACTCTCCTGGAAGCATATGCGAGAACTTCGAATCTGCTTCAAAGAACTTGCACCTTCGGCTATGTGGGCACTGGTAAAAGATGAGCCCTCGATTCGAAAGTTCGCACAGTTCTTCGGTATGCGCCAGGTCAAAGTTAACCAAGTCGGTCAAGATACTTATTTAATGATGGAGCGTTAAATGGCATTTTTTCCTGCTGCCCTTGCAGTCGCCGGAGCCGTGGCTGGAGGTGTTTCAGCATTTAGTGCTGGCCAGTATCAAGCTGCGATTGCTGCGCGTAATGCTGAGATTGCGAAAGCTAACGCGGGTAAAGCAAGTGACGCCGCGCAAATCAAAGCTCAGGAAAGCGATCGCGAGGGGGCCGCGTTGCTCGGTTCACAGCTTGCAGATCAAGGTGCTTCCGGCCTTACCGGCGCTAGCCAATATTTCTTGCGGGCGCAAACGGAGAGCACGCTTGCGCGTGAACGTACAAACATAACTCTCGAAGGCCTTGCAGGGTCCCGTCAGCAACTGCAAGATGCTGCAAACTACACAGCGGCCGCATCACAGGCGCGCACGCAGGCTTGGTTCGGACTCGGTCAAGGGCTTATTAAAGCTGGTTCAGCTGCTTATGGAGGAGGTCCCGGAAGCGGTTCACTTCTCGGTGGCTCTAAATCTTCTGGGAGTGGTAGGTCGTGAGAGTTCCAACTAAAGTATCTACCTCCACCCCGTACCCGGTTCAGCTTGGGGCACCCGCGGCTGCACCAGCTATTGTCCAGGGCGCCGGCTTCTTCGCTGAAATTGATGATCTTTCAAAACAGCTTCATGAGAACTATCAAAAGAAGCAGGCTTTTGATTTGAATGCGGCCTATACTCACGAAGTAGGTGCGATGGATCAGGACTTTCAAGAACGGAAGGATACGACGCAGCCGGGACAGGGCTACGGTTTTGCTTTGCAAACGGCTACGGATTATGTTGCACGGCATAAAGCACTACTGGATGGCTTGGCCGCTACCAAAAAGTATACGCCGAATCAGCTTGCGCAGCTTGGAACTCAGCTAGAAGAAAAACGAAATTCTTTCATCGTTCCAGCACTTCAGTGGGAAAAAGCTGTAACCGGAACTGATACGCTGATTGGCATTAAAAATCAGGTTGATGATCTCGGCAACCAAGCTATGATGAATCCGAATAATGTAGTAAGTATTCGAGAAGGTGTCAAGCATCTGTGGGAAATTGCGCCAGGGCTGACCGCGGTCGAAAAAGCTCAAGGAATCGAAAAGGATTTGGACTCGGTGTCGCTTGCGGCCGCCGCTGGATATGCCACACATAATTCATATGAGACTATCAAGTTGTTGACGGGGGAGGACCCCCGAAATCCGCATCCAACTACTTCCGCTGGAACACCTATCACAACTGCAGGTCTCACGCCACTTTTCGTGGCCCAAGAATCTGGAGGGAAATATACTGCGGTTAATCCGACAACGGGTGCAATGGGTAAGTATCAAGTAATGCCAGCAACGGGTAAGGCATTAGCTGAAAAGGCCGGGCTGACCTGGATTCCCGAACTTATGACTAAGGATTCGCCAGAGGCGAGAGCGTATCAGGATAAGATCGGACAAGCTGCAATTGATGATGCAGTGAAAGCTGGGAACGGGGACCCGGCCGCAATCTTTTCGTATTACTACAGTGGGAGCACTACTGC